AAAGGTGCGCAGGCGTTCGAACGACAGGGAAAGAGCGGAGATCACCTGCCCGATGGCCCCCGGCAGCCTGAATGCATGCGAGTTCTGAGGGTGAAGGCGGCGGAGGGCGCGCTCGCTCAGGACCATGAGCTTATTGTCCCCAGTGCGATGAGCTGGCCAGGTGTGAGGGTATACTGATTATTCGTGAGCATCTGGCCGGGAATCGTGAGAACCACCGTACCGCCGGTGGCCCCATCCGCCGCGAGGATCCCGTAAATAGCTGCCATCGAGATGACATTTGTATTGTTCGGCGCCCCGGGATACTGGGCGGGGAAGGCAGCCAGAAGGTAAGCGGTGATGTCCGCTGTCGCCTGCGCCTGCTGGGCGGCGGTCATGCCCGTGCCAGTGATTGCCAGGTTCAGGGATAGCACCGTCGGCGCATAGACGATGACGTTCGCGTTGAGATTGCGCCGCAGCGTGCTGCTCATATAGGTCTGCACTGCGGCGATCATGGGCGAGCCTGGGAGCACCGTGGCATTACCTGGCGCCGGGAGGATGTAGACCCCCACGAATCCAGGGGCGAGAAGGAATGCTTGCGCCCAGGCCACACGCTGCCCACTCGCCTTGGCCATGTTGACGTAGTCCGGGACCGCCCCTCCTTGTGGGGGCGTAGACATAGCGGCGATCACGCGGAGGCGAAAGGCCGCGGGAAGCTCAGGGTCCGCGCCCGCCACGGTCGTCGATGCGATGGTAGCGCCCCCGGTGACCCCTGCAATGGGACTGGTCGGCTGAAGGACGACGCCATTGTTGAGGCCGGAGGCAAATGAGGACGTGAGGCAGGTAAGCGAAATTGTCGCAGGGCCTCCGCCGATCACCACCGTGGCCGTCTGATTGTAGAGCAGGCCATTGACCGCCCAGAGTGTCCCCGCGGGGATGCTTGTCCCGCTTGTTCCCGGTACCGTCGCGGTGCCCTGCCATGCCACAGCGCCGTTGGGGATGACCGGCGGGTTGAGGCGGCCACCGATGAGGATGAGCTGCGGCATGTCTGCAGTCTGGGGGAAGATCTGATTCAGGATCCACGCGCCGAAGCGGTAGCAAAGATGCTGAAGGCCGCCGAGGCAGGTCGCCAGGACGTAGAAGAACGCCTTCGAAAGACCGGGCACGTTCTGCCCGATGACGCCGTTGATGTCGGACAGGATCTGCTGCTGCAATGCCGAGGCGGAGGGGATCGTGCCGGGCGGTATTACCGTGTTCGCCATTCATCCCTCCTCAATAGAACACCGCGCCCATCGCCTGGACCTGTGCTTGCTGGTTGGACCAGTTGAGCTGGTACTTCTGATAGGCCGGCCCACTGCCAGGCTGCGTGATTCCGACAGTGAGCATGATCGTGTTCGGGGCCGTGATTGCGCCCACCGCGGTGACGGCCGTGGCTACCCCATCGGTGATCATCCATGCCAGGGCATCGAGGGCGGCCTGCTGGACGGCATTCATGGTCTGCAGCCCGGCCCACTTGCCATTGAGGATCGCCTCGACCCTTGAATTGAGGACCTGGCTCTGGCTTGTGGCGATCGCATTGCCCCAGTAGTCGGCGCCGAACAAGGAGACATAGACGGCCGTCCAGATCCCGTCATCCATCTGCGGCTGCCCGCCAGTGATGATGATGTCCCCTCCGTCCATCGTGGGGACGAGCATCAGGTCGCCATCGTAGGGGCTGGGGACGTAGCCGGGCATCTACAGGTCCTCCATCGGGACGGTCTTGCCGCGGAGTTCGTGCGTGCAATCATCAAGGAATTGAATCTGCCCAGCGCGAAGGAATAGATGACAGGTCCATTCGATTGCTCCCAGAAGTCGGCCGGTCGCCGGATCATTTTCGGCCTTTCCCTCTGCTTTCGCCTTCTCCCAATCCCAGCCCGGCGGCATCCGCCAAGAGGGTCCGCACTTCAGGCTCGGGGAGAATGTCGGAGCATCCACGTTCCCGTCGAACGTCCAGCGAGAATCGAAATAGTGGTCTTCTTTGCATCCCGGGCAGAAGAAAATCCAGATTCCGCCCTCGGCCCGTTCCAGCTTGCTCATGCGAGCAGCCCCTGAAGCTGAGTCAACGCCGCGGCGATGTTCCCCGTCGTGTCCACGATCGGGACGGGGGCCCCTGCCACGCCCCCCGGGTAGGGGATGTATGTCGCGCCCTGGATCCCCGCGATGAGCTTCGAGAGCGCCGTGAGCAGGTTGTACGTCTGATTCTGGATCTGGATCAGCCCGCTCTGCTCGAGGCGGATCGTCGCCTCGAGCTGCGTCCCGTTGGCGTTCGTGGAGTAGACGAGGACCTCGCCCTGGTTGACGGTGACCGTGATCTGGTAGTTCTGGCAGGCGATGACCACGGACTTGTCGATCGTGTCCCCGAGCTGGAGGAGAATCACCTGCTCGCCTGCGGGGGGCGCGCCGATCACGCCGGGAGTGTGGAACACTTCTCGATTGAGGACCTCGCCGTCCCCGGCCTTCACCTGCGCGACCACACTCTGCCCGGTATTCGCTCCGAATGTCTGCAGGGCCGAAGAAACCACCTGGCGCACCCTGGCGATTACGCCCATGGTTCCACCGCCGGCATTTGCCCCACGTACGAGCCAGGGGCCGTAAGGCGAAGGAGGGTCGTCTTGCCTTCGTCGTTCATCGTCATGGTGACCCCGCAGACCATGAACTGCGTCTCGGTGGGGATGCGGATGCTCGGAGCCTTCAGTGTGACCAACGTGTTCTTCTGCCAGACTGGGCCCGCTGGAGGGTCTTGCGATGGGGTGAGCGGCGCGCGCCACCCGGCAACCCTCACCGCAATCGTCGTACTGGCCAGGTAGGCTATGCCCTTTTCATATGTGGCCAACAATGTCGGGTCCTGGCCGAAGATGTCACCTGTCTGCCTGGCCGTGGGCCGGTAGAGGGAGACCACGGGGTCGATGGAGACTCCGAGGGGAATGAGGACTTTCTCCCCTTCGACATAGATGCGGTACTGAGAGAAGCGGCGGGTGGTATCGTATAAGCTGTCCCCGCCGAGGTAGGGCCCCTGGCCTTCGATCAAAGATGCGACGGGTGAGCCGCTGGGGTAAGGAGGCAGAACCGTCAGCCGTCCCAGCCCGTCGCAAGATATTTTCGCAATCGCTTTCGTGACCCCCGGGATGATGACACCGTTGACGGCCTTGCCCTGGGCGATGCGGTTGAGGAACTGAAAAACCGTCTCGCTCTTGTCTATGATCACGCTCATCGGCGAGGTGTCATAGGCGTTGCTTACCGTGATCCCGAAAGGCGTGCAGACGGACTGGGCGATCTGCACGAGAGTCATGTTGTCGAAGCCGAATCCCTGGGCGCCTGGAACGAGGGCACAATCCACGAGCTGGCCCGTGATCGTGCGGCCCTCGACGATGATGCGCCGCATGTTGCCGTCGTGGTGCGTATCGAACTTCTCCAGGAATCCCGTGATGATCTTGTCCTGGCCGATGAACAGGTAGCAGGTCGTCCAGGGCCGGAGGGAGGAGAGGAGCTTCAAGTTTGTCGGGTCGAAGGGCGCCGAGAGGGAGAAGCCGTCGGCGCAGGTGTCCACGTTCTGCATCACCGTGAGCCCTGCCCAGCCGGTGAAGCTCATCCCGCCGATCACGAGGGTGATGTCCTCGATGTTAGAGGTCTGGACGCTGGGCGAGGTGACCGCGCCGCTAAGCATTTCTCAGCACCTCGTTGACAAGGCCCTTGTAAACCAGGGCGCGCCAATCGACGCGGCCTCCCACCGGGTAGGGATGCACTCCCCGCTCGATGACAGCCCGCGCCGCTTTCTCCACGGCGGTGATCTCCAGATTGTCGGGGATGCTGGTGACGGTGATCGTCACCTCGCCGAACTGAAGCGGCAAGCTACGCATAATAGACCACCTGGAAGCCGATCGGGACGATGAAGTTCTGATCAGCCTGGAAGTCGTTCCAGGCATAGAGGTTGTTCAGATGCGTGTCGGAGATGTCGCCATAGATCATGTAGCAGAGGTCAAGCGGCGTATGATCAGCGGCCAGCGTGAGGTAGTGCGGGGCCGAAAGGCTGAAGCTCTGCGCCATGAGCATGGCCGAGGCGCGGGCGGCCAGGTCCTTGAGCTGGTTCATGATGTCCACGGGGGCGACGAACCCGGGAATGCTCGCCTCGTCGGCGGCGACCCCGGCAAGGACCAGCGCCATGCTGCCCTGAATAGAGAGAGAGGCATTCACCGCGTCGGCCCTCGAGGTGAGCGTGCCGGAAAGCGCGGCGGTCAGTTGGCCGAACATCCCGCCGAAGAACATGAGGGTATGCGTCCAGGCCTGCGCGACCGTCTTCGGGAGGTTCACCGTCGTGTTGACCAGGTTGGCCAGGACGTTGGAAAAGCTCTGCACTTTCAGGAGCACCGGACAGAGTTGGGTTACGCTGGGGATCTGCACCATTGCGATCACGCTATTGCAGATCGCCGAGGCATTGCTCATTTGAGAGGAAAGCCCGGAGGTGAAACTTGACACCGCCGCACCGAGAGACTGGATGAAGCTGGGGTCATTCGAAGAAATGGCGGAGACCTGGCTCGCAAGCCCGCTCGCCATGACGGAGAGCTGCCCCTGGCAGCCCGCGGAGTCGAGGGCGTTCGCGGGAGAGAGGCCGTTGCCGAAGTCCGCGGCTGCAGACGTCTGCAAAGAGGCCAGCCCCCCGGAGATCCCCGCCGCGGCGTTCGTTGAGGTCAGCGGGTAGCTTGCTGGGTTGATGCGGATGAACTCGACCTCGACGGTCGAAAGCCCCATGTTCTCGGTGAAATCCTCTGTCTGCGCGATCGAGAGCGGCATGCAGGGCACATTCCCCCAGCGCGGGTGCGCGAGGAGTCCTGGCTTCTGCGGCGTCACCTGCTGGGAGAGCTGGGAGACGAAGGCATCGGCGGCCAGGTCATAGTCGGCGCCGTTGACATAGCTGGTAAAGAGGCAGGCCAGGGTGAAGCGTGGCGCGGTGAGGCCGAGGTCTTGGACATCGGCGATGTTCTGCTGCGGCAGCTCCATGATGGCCGCTTTGTGAGACAGCGAGCGAGAAAGCCTCTTGAACTCGAAGGAGGAGGAAGTGCCGTCGGGGGCAGTGTACTTCGCAACGCCGAGCCGGGAGAGGTAGCTCACTTGGTGGCCGCCCAGCCGAGAGGCAGGGTGAGGGATGGCGCCGGGGTCCCTCCAGACTTCTGGCTCACGCCCCCTGTCCCAGGCGCTGCATGGACATACAGGCTGGCGTTCTGAAGCTGTTGGAAGCGGTAGGGATTGAGCATGTCCCGCTGATTCTTCTCCTCCGGGGTCATCGTCTTCTCGAGGTGATTCTGGACGGCAGTGGTGAGGGCGATCATGGCAAGGCCCGCTGCCAGGGGTGCCGCAAGGGCGGCAATAGCCCCAGCGCCCCCTACACCGGCAACAGCCCCCCCGCCGCCCGTCAGGGCCCCAGCGGCCGTCTTTGCGGCGCTGGCCGCAGCATCCGCCGCCCCTTTGCCGGAGAGCAGGTTGAAGGCTTTCTGGGCTACCTCTGCGACGGCAATGGCAATCGCGACCGCCTTCCACGCGGCGGCGATGAGGAGGATGTCCCGCGCAAGGTGGCCACCGGCGAGATCGTTGAGGGTCTTCCAGATGTCGGCAACGATGGTGATGGCGTTGCCTATCGCCGTGAAGACCTGATCGATCTTCTGGTTGATGAGGCCCTGGTTCGCCATGACCCAGTCAGAGATTTTGTCGACGATCGGCGCGAGCTTCTCGACGATCTTTCCGAGCACGCGATTGAGGATCCCCTGCCCCACAGCCGAGATGTGCAGAAGGCTCTGGTGGAGCTTCTCTCCTGCAGCGGCCGTCTCTTCGCTCATGACCAGGCCGAGCCGTTCCGCCTGGTCGCCCATCTTTCCGATCTCGACGGTGCCCTTCATGATGAGGGGGAGGAGCTCCTGGCCACCGCGGCCGAAGGCGGCCTGAGCGAGAGCCGCGCGCTCCTGGGCGTTGCCAGTATGCTTGATCGCATCGACCAGGACGTTGAACGCCTTCCCGGAATCGCGGGTGTTGTAGAGCTGGACTGCGAGGGCGGGATTCGTCCTCTTCAGGCGTTCGTAGAGGGCGCCTTGTCGGGTGTGCAGCTCGCCGAGGTTGACGTTCATCTTGCGGAAAGCGGTAGTCAGTGCCTCGGTGGGGACGTCCGTCATCTTGGCCGCATAGCGCAGCTTCTGAAGGTTCTCCGCACTCACGCCCAGGGCGCGGGAGGTGCGGGAGATTTCGTCCGCCTTGTCAGCGAATTCCGTGATCTGGTGGATTGCCTCCCCGACGGTGAAGGCGGCCAGAGCCCCGGCTACCACGTTTTTCAGGGCGGACATTGCCCGGGAGGAATGCTCTGCCATATGGGAGACGTTCTTCTCCATCGTCTTGGCGGGACCGGAGATGCCATCAACTGCGGAGAAGAGCGTGGCAAGAGTAAATTTAACCGCCATTGGCCCCGCCCCTGAGCGCCGTCTCCGCATCTTTCAATTCCTGATTCAAGGCTTGGTGGCCCTCGTACCAGAAGCGCAGGCGGCTCACGTGCATGGCGCCGATCTCGGCGTCGGAGAACTTGAATCGATTCCCCACAGACCACAGCATGCGTTCATGCTCCTCCTGTGGGATCAGGCGAAAAAATCACAGATCGCCTTGACCACGGAGGCATCGCGGGCCTTCAGGCGCCCGGCCACGCCGAGAGGGAGGTTGCAGACTTTCGTCAGAAAGCGGGTGGTCTTCATAAACGTGTCGCCCATGTCCATGTTGGCCATCTTCTCGCCCTCGACGTTCATCTGCACCTTGGTGCCCCGATTGATGTACTCGAGCTCCGTGTTGGTGGGCTCATGGAAGACGATCTGTTCGATAATGCCCGAGTTGTTCATCAGCTCGATCGGGCGGGCGAGCTTGTAGGTGAGCTCCTCCTTGCCTTCGTCGAGGATGATGCGCCCGGCCATAATGGCCCTGATGATCGTCTCCGCGTCGGTGTCGGTTTTCTTCTCGACGTCGAAGCAGCCGAGGATCCGCGCATACTCGGCCTCTGCGGCCGCGCGGATCACCACGGGATCCTTCTCTGCCGGCTGGGCCGCCGGGGCTTGCGGTGTTGCCTGTTCGGACATGGTTGCCTCCTTGTCCCGAATCAGATCTGCTGCAGGTTCTGGCCCACGAGCTCCACGATGCAGGAGCCGTCGCCAGTGTTCTTTTTCAGCTCTCCCTTGATCACCAGGGAGCCGCCATAGGTGATTCCCGATGCCAGGGTCATCGTCGCGGGCGTCGGCTGGGCGGAATCGGCGAGGCCTTCCAGGTATTCAAGGTCCTGGTTGGTGTCGTCCAGAATGAGCGGGAGGTTGTCCAGCCGCGCCGCCTTGCGCCTCTGCGTGATGTAGAGGTTGCCATTGCCCGAGATGTTGACATCGTTCTCGAAGCCGTTGAGGATGATACCAACAGCGGCATCCCCGCCCTTGATATCGAACTCCCTCGACCCGAGCTTGAACTGCCGTATGTCCCCGGCCCTGATAGCTGAAGCCATCCGTTACCTCCTGTTAGATTGCCTGCCCGACCGGGAAGAAGCTCCACTGGTAGGCCACGGCGATGATGCGCAGGCCCGCAGAGAAGTTGTCCACGAAGTTCACATCGATGCGCCCCGGGTTTCCGCTGTTGATCTGCGCCACCAGGGACCCGACGATACTCGCGCGGTTCTGTGAGCCGGCGTTGATGAGCCAGTTATTGTCCAGCAGGTTGATGATCGCCGCCTTCACGGTCTTCGGGCTCACGACGTACTGCTTGTTCGAAATGCTGGCATCCGAGACCACGATGGCGCGGTCATATGGCGGGGAGGAGAACATCGCCTGCAGGCTGTAGATTTTCGCCTGCACATTGCAGATCGCCTCCGCATATTGCCAGGAGGGGTCCAGCGCGCTCTGGCTGTTGGTCTTGTACGTGGTGATCATGTCGCCCGTCCAGACCGTGCCGTCGGGGTGCAGGTCCGAGACGGCCCCGCCGGCGAGCTCCACAGTCTGCTTCGTCGCCCAGGACCACTGGGTGATCGTGGAGCTGTTCCCCTGCATAATGTTCGGGAGCATGATGCCCTTGAGCGGGCGGTACGGATCGGCCTGGGCCGATGCCGCGCACACGCCCACGACGGAGGCCGAGATCTCCTCGGGGAGGTTCGGCGAGCCCTGGACCGGGTAGTAGACGTACGGGGTGTTCAGCGGGTTGACCAGGGAGATGAAGGCCGCATAGTCCAGAACGCTCCCGATGACACCGATGAAGGGCATCTTCACACCCGATCCCATGCGCGCGTTGTATGCGCTGGTGAGCGAGGTGAGGGCCGTGCTCTGCTGGTAGGGATAGACCATCCAGGTGTACCAGCGGGATCCGAAGTTCCCCATGGCCACCGAGGGGTCAGGGTCCACGGTGCCGGCGGAGAGGGTTGCAGGTAGTGAGAGGGTGATCCCCACGGGCTCGAAGGCCGCATCGGTAGATCCGAGGTCCTTCGTCACCGAGATGTTGTTCCCGGTGAGGCCCTTCCAGCGCGCGGTGAGGGTGATCGTCGTGGTCCCGGATGCCGAGATGGGAAGGGATCCGGCGGGGGCCCCCGAATAGAGCAGGCCGGCGTTGATGGCTGCAGTGATGTTCGTCCCGACGACCGTCGCCGTGTCGCCCACACTCACGGAGACCGGCACGCGCTTGCCGGCGATGTACAGGGCGATGGTGCCCGCCGCGGTGGCAGGGCCGCCCGAGACGGTGATCGTGCCCGTGGCCGCCGCTCCCGCGCCATCCTGGATCGGGAAGGCGTAGACGGGAACGCTCCCGCAACCTGCCATGACCGTGTTGATCAGCATGTGAAGCTGGGAGCCCGCCCCGTAGAGCGTGATCGCCTGCGCCACCGAGGTGATGAGCTGCGGCTGGTTCCAGGTCGGCGTGAGGCCGCCTGTGACCTGCCCGAGGACGGCGATCGCCTGCGGGATATTGAGGCTCGCGACGTTGACGGGCCCCGGCTGCTGCTCGATGAAGATCCCGGACGCCAGTGCGTTGCTCGGGACTGTGTTGAAGGTGATGGTTGCCATGGCCCCTCCCTATGCGAGCCCGGTGTAGTCCAGATCCACCTGGTCGGCGGTATCCGTGAACCCGGGCAAAATGCCTGCGATGAGAACGTTGATTTCCGTGAGATTCGTCGAGCTGAGGTCTTCGGCGTTCCAGCCGTATTCGACTTCCAGCGTCACCCGACCTGCGACCACCTGCGGCTCATTCTCCGTGGTCTCCATGGCCATGAGCTCAAACCGTGGATGCGTCTTTCGCGCGATGGTCCCGATGGAGAAACCGAAGTCATAGTTGGCCAGGCGCTCGATGCACCAGCGCACGACATGGCCGAGGTACTTCAGGACCGCGTGAGCCGCGGCATCCCCAGCCTTGACGCCGGGGTTCTCGCCGCCCCGGGCATAGCAGTCCAGGTAGAACGTTGCCCGCTCATAGATCGGTCCGTGCGCGCCGCTACGCTCCTCGTCGGGATCCACGCTCTTGCAGTAGACATTGACCAGGCCGCCGGGGAGGATGGTCGTCGGGTCGACGATATGAAACTGCTGGACCACGGCGAACGGCGAGGCGCCCAGGCCTGATTGCTCGGTGCTGAACGCCTGCAGGAGCGCGATGATGTTCGTCTCGATCGTGTCGAAGGTGGCGACCGGGATGAGCGTGGGTGCGCTCATGGGCTGCTGATCCTCAGTATGTAGCGGCCGAGGTCGAAGTCAGGCGAGCAGTCGTTGATGTAGCCCACGATCGTATTGCCTGCCATGTCCACGGCAGTGACTTTCCAGCGCTGCTGCGGGTCCTTGCCGAAGAACGGCTTCACCGAGGTGATGCGCACGGTCACGGAGTCTTGGAGCTCCATGACCGGCATTCCCACTCCGGGGTTGACTGACTGCTCGAAGTGGAAATAGAGCCCGCTCCCGTTCCAGACGTGCCCCGAGAGGTTGTCGATGGTCACGGGGCACGCCACGCCGCCCTGGTTTTCCACGATGGCGGCGTTCATGTTCTCCAGCTGGGAGCGGATACTCATGCTACTCGCTCAGCCCCTCGCTCAGCCCCTCGCTCACGGGCTTGCCGGTGTTGTCCGTCTGCGACTTCGCGCCTGCCGCCAGCTCGGGGGCCGGGGCATCGACCACGGGGGGCGCGGTGGGACCCGCCTCTCCCTGCGCCGTCCCGACCGGCCGGATCTGCGCCGTGCCGTGAGAGGGAGCGCCCTGGTCGGTTGCCGTGTTGATCTGCGGCTTCTCGCCCACGATGATACCGGCGTCGATCATCGCCTTGAAGTGCGCCGCGTCCTTCCGGATGGCCGTGATGATCTCGTCGGCGATCTCCTCGCCGGCGTGGATGACCACCCTCCCCAGGTGGTAGAGGGTATGTCCTGTGTTGACAAAGAACTTCGCCATTTCTATGGCCTCCTAATTCAAAGTGAGCGCGGACCATACGGCCCGCGCTTTCGTTTCTACAGGATCAGCAGCACGCCGATGGTGTCGATCGCCACAGGGATCAGCAGCGGCGCGCTCTGCACGCCCACCCTCGAGGTTGCCGGGGGCAGGTCGTAGGCAAAGGGCACGAACTTGCGCTGCACCATGTCCGGGATAGCCGGCAGGCCCTGCATGCGGTACACGTCCTCGTAGTACGGCAGGACTTCCACGGCTCCCCATGCCTTCACCAGCCGGGCGGTCGAGTTGAACACGATCGCCGACGTCGCCGTGACGTACGGCGAGCTTGCCACCGAGTTGAGCCCCGTCGACGGATTGAAGGTCACCGTCTGGTAGAACTGGGGGTAGGTGTACAGGTTCAGCATGTAACTGCCGAACGCGATCCTGCCCCAGAACACAGCTCCCGCGGGCGCGTTCTTCGGGGTCACATCCCCCGGGTACAAGCGCCACAGGCCGAGATAGTTCTTGATCTGCGTGGTGGCGAGGAAGTCCAGGACTGTGGTCTCCCCCATGATGATCGTGTCCGGTGCGATGTGGCTGTCCTGGCGGATTGCGTCGCACAGTCCCTGCACGTCGTTGAGCGGCGTGGCCGCGGCGTTGCTCCAGCTGGTGCCCGGAGTCACCGCGTGCGTGCTCTTGCGGTTGAACACGATGTTCTGCGTAGCACCCCCAGAGAGCCAGGTGATCGACCCGTTGAGGAAGATCTGGCTCGCCTGCCATTCGATGGCCCTGCGGATCTTGCGCGTCTGCTCGATCTGGGCCTTGACGCCCAGCTGGGCGAAGGCCTCCATGGCGTTGGTAGGCTGGAAGGGCGAGCGCCCCGGCAGCCTCTTATTGATCATCGCGGCGGTGATCGGAGTTTCCTCCCAGTACAGGGGAGGGGTGAACTCTTTGGTCGAGTAGCGGTCCAGGAGGTTGTCCTTCCCTGTGCCGGCACCCGCGCCGCGGATCACGTCGACGGCGACCTGCTCGTAGTCTCGCCGGATATCGATGTCGATCGCCTCCACGCTTCCGACCAACTCCTCGTCGGCGTTCTTGCCGAAGTAGCTGGAAAGGAACTCGTAGGGCACCGAGACCTCGATGTCGTCGTAGGCGACGAACATCATCTTGCGAATTGCGTCAACAGCGGCCATTTATGCCACCTTCCTTTCAGCCGTGCGGCTTAGTTGTCGAAGGCCGAGAGGGACCCGGCCGCCTGGACGGTGATTCCCGCGGCCGCCAGCGCGTCGACGACCTTCATGTTCAGAAGCGGGATGTAGGACTGCAGGGGCTCGTTCTGCAGCACGAGGGCATTCGCGTTCACCGTGCCCACCTTCAGCAGGACCCCGATTCCCAGGCTCAGGTCACCGCCCGTGGCGTCCTGCTGGTTGAGCAGCACGTACTCGGGGATCTGGCTGCCGTCAAAGTTCGTCGAGACGAACCTCTTCAGCTTGCCCGTACCCGCCGTGACAAATACGTAGGACACGTCCGCCGCATTCGGGGTGCCGGTGATGACGAACTTCAACTCGTTGAGGAACGGGTTGGGCAGGGACGTGAAGGCGCCTCCGACCTGGTTGCCGTTGGGGTCCAGGACGTAGCCCGCCGCGGCGCCGGTGAAGACAATCGAGTACAGACCCGACTTCGCGCCGTAGAGCACGGGGGTCGTGGCGTCCATGGTGATCACACCAGAGCCGCCATGCGTGCCGTTGCTCTGGACGATCGCCGGGACGGTGATCGTGGACACGTCACCCGCAACCGGGGTGCCGGTGATCACGAACTTCAGCTGCTGCGTCCAGGGGTTCGGGAGGCTGGTGAAAGCCATTCC